CATTGGCTCCAATCACAAGATTGGATTTGTGTTTGATAAAATCAATTTCTGTAAAAGAATTTCCAGTAGAAAGAAAATTTTTCCATCTTATATTCTTAAAAATGATTTTCATTCGCTGATGGATTCTCTGTACAAATTGCTCATGATTTTTTTAATCCTATCAACATCGTTTAATTCTTTTCTATTATCAATATAACCGTTTATTATTGATAAAGTATCGCTTGACTCATCTATTATATCATATTCCTCTACAATATCAAGATGCTTATGGTCATCGACAACCTGAATGTCAGCAAGTCCAAACGATTCTAGTTTATTCATAAACATGTCAAATACGTAAGGGTTTTGTTTCTCAGAAACAATAACTTTGACGTATTTGTTTTTCAAAGAAGAGAAATCCATGTCCTGTATCTTATCAAAAGACAATTTGCTGTCATTGTAGAAAATCTTATGAAATAATTTGGATTTATTTTTGATAAACTCTAAGTGATAAGTATCAGTGTCAAAAACATGAAAGCCGCGATCATCATCATAATCTGACCAAGTAATTTCATATGGCGCACCCAAATAGCTAATATTACCTTTGGTGGATTTATGGTGATAATGACCAGAGAAAACCATATCAAAATTAGAAAAAACGTCAGAAGATACTCCGTCATTGTTTATTATTCCTTTATACATGCCAAAGCCTTGAATTTCAAAATGTCCAAAAACAAGCTTGCATTTTGTTTTGTTTAAAGTTGAAAAAACGTAATCTTTATTTTCATCGTTTATCCAAGGAATCAAAATAATTTTATCGTTCAATTCGATTACACTATCATGATACTTTATATTGTCGAATTTATTACCTACAAGTTCCCTCATGGAGTTAAGTGAATTTGTATGTTTAAAAAAAGTATCGTGATTGCCTATAATCAGGTCAGCTTTAATATTAAATTTATTTAAATTCTCAACAAAGATTTGACGAAACTGTTTTGCCGTCAAATAAGAAACAAACTTTCTCCTATCCATAATGTCTCCTAGATGAATAACATGTTTAATGTTATTCTCTAGAAGATATGGAAAAAATTGCTTTTCATAAAACTCATTTATGAAGTTTGCAAAATTTTGATCGTCATTTTTGGCACCAAAATGAGTATCGCAAATCAAAGCCGTTTTCATGCAGAATGTTTTTCTATATATTTAATCATATTATTCATAATATCTATATCCTCATATAAAAAACCTAATGCAATGTTACAATTTCCACATAAAAGATTTCTTGTTTTTCCTGTTCTATGGCAATGATCAACTATCAATCTTTTTTTAGGTACTTTAAGACAAATATAGCATTTATTTTGTTGTTCTGCAACCAGATTATTATATTCTATTAATGTTAGACCATATTTTTTCAAATTACCATTTAAATATCTTATTTTTTTATTTGTGTCTTTATTTCTCCATCTTTTAGATTTTAAATTAGCTTTTTCTTTATTTTTTTGTTGATACAATTTACTAATTTGTGGATCACGTTCTTTCACTCTTTTTCTAGTACAAGATACGCACGAATAACTAGTAACCCATTTTTCTGTAGATTTGCATTTTATACACGGAGAACCTTTATATGTTTTTAAACCATTTTTTATTGCATCATTTCTATTTTGTGATTGCGACATTTACTGGCTCCAAAATGAGTATTTATAAAAAATAACATTTTGGGGTCTACTTTATGATAAGCCATCGTCTATAATTCCTTTAAATTCTTCTATTACTTCCATTTTAATTTTATAATAACCACAATGTTCACAACAAACACATTTTTTCATTTTTTCAATACTAGGATAAACATTTAAAACATATCCTGCATCATATTCAAAATCAAAAAATGTTCTACAAACATATCCTTCTAACATTACTTTTTTGTTTTAAGTTTAATGTTTACATTTTTGCTTCTGTTATTGTCATAGCGACGAAGTTCAGTAGAAATAAACTTACTTACGTTGTCGAGGATAACATAATAGTTATCTCGTACATGTTCTTTGTTTGCTGAATTATTCATTTGTTCAATCCATCCCCTTATAATAGGAGGGATATTTTCAGGTATGTTGTTCATTCAATTCTCCATTAAATATCATGCTTCCTTTTTACGTTTATTCTTCTTTCTTGTCAAGTTCTCTTCAAAACCTTTTACGATATTATTCATTTTATGATTATCAATTATATTGTTAGCAAACATTCGACTATCAACATCTACATCGAAAAATTCTTCATCATGTTCATATTCAAACAAATAATTGTTTTCGCTGGTTTTATGTTTAATATAAAGCTGTCTTTTTTCTTTGTATATTCTTCTCAAAAAAGCATAATATATTATTTGAGTGAAATAAGCAAATGGATTATTGTATTTTTTATCATCAAAATTATGAATATAGGTCAAACAATTTTCAATTGAATCTGCCACCATTTCATCCTTGAAAATATAATTTACAAATTGAGGTCTAGTGGCAAGATTGTTTGCTATGAGAATAAAACACTCACCAAGATAGTTGTTTACCCTTGGCTGTGGATTGGATTTATCTTCATTATAAAGCTTCACTGAGTCGTTATATTTAACCAACTCATCATACATTTTTTTGTTATCTACGTAATTGTTATTTGAGTTTGCCATGTTTTCCGCCTCCTAATGTATTGTATTATTAGCGGAACCAGCTAAAAAATAGGAGTACATCTCCTTTACTTTAGAAACGAAGTCATCACTTTTAGTAGTAAACTTATCTGAAGAGTATTGTAAATTTTTTTCTAGTTTATTAGTATATGCTGTAATTTCTGTTTTGATTCTTGGATTTACAATTTCATCAAAATACCTTGATGATACGTTGTAGAGGTTGATGGCCTCTTCATTCAAATAAGAAATACTTTCTATTCCATCCGTCTTGATCATAGCATGATTAGAATTCGTCATAAACAGATATTGGAATACCCCAAAAACCAATCTTTCTGTTGAAAGATCAGAAACAATCTTTAGAGGTTTATGAATAAGAACAAAATCAGTATAAATCCAATCTTCTATGTCTGTAGACTTTCCTACAGGACGATGTATCATGGCTGGTCCTGCTATCTTTTCTCCATTTTTCAAATATATAATAACCATTTTATATTCTGATTCGTCGTACTCATTGACCATGTTTCATATCCTATAATTCATACTTTGAAAGTTTAAAATTAAAATTTTCTTCATTATAAATTTCTATTCTTTTCTTTAAATGTCTAAGTGTATGATTTTCTTTAGACTTATAGCTTATATCATCAGCAATGTCAAATATTGTTACGGTTGATGGATCATTAGATAACCTCAAACCTCTACCTATACTCTGAAGAACTTTAACTCTGGATTTAGATGGAGATGCAAAAATCAAATTTCTAATTTTTCTTATGCTAATTCCTGTGGAGGAAGTTCCATATGAAGCAACAATTATACAATCATTTTCTTTTTCAACTATCTCTCTAATCTTATTTCTCTCTTCACCGTCAATTTCTCCAGAAATGAAAAACAGTTTTCTGCTCGAATCGAGTTTATTCTTAATTAAATCATATAAAACTTTTCCGTGTTTTTCAACGTATTGAAAAAATAAAATAGTATTTCCTTTTGTTTTGATGCTCAAATCAGTTATGAATTGATTTCTTTTTTCATTATTTACTAGAAATTCTATTTCGTCTTGATACGTATTTTTATGGTTAGCTTTTTTCTCTTCCTCCGAATATTTAAGCAATATCGTTTTGATTTGAAAGTCAGCTATTTGTTTATTTTCAACTAAGTTTTTTATCGTGGTCACTTTGCAAATTGGACCAAATAGACCTTTCAGAACCATTTCGTTTGTGAAAAGACCATCTAGAGTTCCCGTAAATCCAAATCTATATTCTGCATTGACAAGATTTTCCATAATATATTTTAATGAATTCGCCTTATACAGATGCGCCTCATCTCCTATAACCATATCAAATTGATGAAACCAGTTCTTATCAAGAGTATACAGAGATTGCCAAGTTGATATGACAACTCTATCTGATATGTTTTTATCCTTTCCAGAATAGATCAAATGATATTTTTCTTTACTTCCATATTCCTTAAAATCAGACTCAAGTTGGTGCACAAGAGTTGTTGTTGGTACAATTATGAGCGTTTTTTTGTTGGAAAAAAATTTTGTTATGAGATAAATCATAAGAGATTTACCGGAGGAGGTTGGGCTTAGAAAAAGCCTTTGAGGAGTTTTAATTGCAGTTTTTAACGTTTCTATTTGATAGTCTCTAACCTGAAACGATTGATTGTTTATTTTTTCGGGCAACTTTAGCGATTTCAAAAACAAATCAATATCGATATTTTCATTTTCACAGTCGCTTTTGAGGTATTCGAAAGAATAATCTTTCACTTTACAAAAGTCTTTTATATCCTCAATCAATCCTTGATAAATTAAATTGTTTCTAGTGTTAAGAAGACGTATTTTACCATCCCAATTATTGTAAAATTTTTTTTTCATAAACTTAAAATTGGGAACATTAAATGTAAAAACGTCAGACAGTTCCCTTAAAACATTTTGTTCTGCTAAAATTTTCACATAAACTGAATTTATTTTTTGCAGAACAACATCATTCATTTCATTTTCCATTCTGAAATAGAATAAAGTCTATTGCATTTTTTATTTGAAATCCTCTTTTTGATATCATTTCCAAAATTGATTTCACAAACTCTATTGAATCTTCTACTTCTCCTAATTTTATTGATATTTCAACAAGAGATTTATCTGAATCCAAATAAGGCTGTAATTGTGTTTGAGTTACTTTCAAAGGAAAGGGTTCGAGGTTATTTTCTTCAAGTTCACTTTTGTCAAGAAGACCTAAGTAGTATCGTTTTTTTAAATTTAAAGCTTGATAATATTGTGTTTTCAACTGTCTTTTTGTTTTTGACATTTGAAGATATATGTTAAAATATTTACTATGAAGTTGTGATATTTTTAAACTTTCATTGTCAAGTTCTGTCTTGTCTATAACAGAATCCTTTTTCCACAACTCTTTTACTTCATCTATATTCATTCTCTAATTCTTTCAATTTTAAACATTCTATAACATGTTTGTAAAGACTGTTATTGCAATCGTATACTACATTATTCTCTATACAATAATTCAAACAATTAAACAAGTCAATATATAATTTCTTATATCCTTGATTTATATTGACATTTTCTGTCAACTTTACATCAAGATTGATATCTAAAACCTCATAGTTATCACAGAACCATTTTTCAGAAGAATTAGACATCAAATATTGTTTTTCTGTTTTCAACATTTTGGTGTCCAACTCGTTCAGCCATTCTTCGATTGGATATTTTAATTTAAATTTATCAAATATAAGCTTTTCAACTTTTCTTTCGAATTCCCTATACAAGGGCAAGTTGTATTTAAATGGTCTTGGTATATCACAGTAATAAGCCTCTGGAGCATCGTGAAATAGTGCTTCCAGTGCTTTTCTGGGTTCATTGTAATTCTTACATACGTATAAGCTAAGTCTTACACAATGTTCTGCAACAGAATAAAATTTATTACAATGACCATTAAATCTACAGATATTTGATAAGGAATGTGCAATATCTTCCAAATCAATCATATCTTCAGTTGGATTAAAAATCCTAAACTTTTTTCCTGTAAAAGTTTGTAACCAATCTTCTACATTGTTATCATCATTCATATCAACTCCAATTATTTAAAATCTCTGTATGTTACCTACTGGTGTTACATCGAATTTTCTAAATGCAAAAGTACATGTAGCTTCAATATAATTTATATTTTGATTTCTTGTATCAAACGTCAATTCTGATAAACCAATAGGAAATAAATCATAAAAATTTACACTAACAGCAGAATTTAAAGAAGAATTCAATATGGTAAGTGTTGCATCTGAATATGATCCTTTTCCATTATTTTCTTTCAGTGTTTGTTCAAATGAATTAGAAGAATAAATTTGTTTTGCTTGATCAAATGAATCAGGAAAGCCCATGGCAGTAAACCAGTCATATACCTCAATGTAATTTAACATGAGTTCATCTATCTTAAATACAATAGAAAAAGGACCATAATTTATATGGTCACCTTGCCTTGGTATTTTGATAAAAGGGTTCATTTGTTCATATACCCCCATTTGTACTGAAGGTAAATTTACGGCTTGAATCATAAAATTAACATTTGGTAATTTATTGATAACAAATTTAAAATTTAATTGTGATAAGTAATTTAAATTTGTTGGTTGTTTTGTTGCATTTAAC